TGACACAGGCGGCAACAACCCTCTGATGCAGATGCTGATGATGATGCTGATGGGTGGCGGTGGAATGGGTGGCGGTGGAATGCAGCCCGGACCCGGAATGCCTGGTCCAGGCTTCCCGAAGCCGGGAGATGGTCCCGACCAAGGCGAGCCGCCAAAGCCCAAGACCAGAGGGGTTCCTGAATCATGGTCCCCGGCCCCACCAGTGCCTGATGGAGACTACCCCGTATCTGCGGACATTCCAGGGTTCGGAATGTTCAATGGGCCGGTGACGATCTTCAACTGGATCAGGCAGAACATTGCGGAGCATGGCCCCATGGATGAGCCGGGTCCAGAGCCTGGTCCAGAGCCTGGTCCAGAGCCGGGTCCAGACGGAGGACAGCCCCCCCGCCCGGACATGAAGGACCTAATGGAGGGTTTGCCCGGCGGGTTCGAGACCGATTGGTCCACGGTTGATATGAAGCACTTCAATCCTGACGGAACTCTCAAAGGCCACCAGCACGTTCAAGCACACTTTGATGTAGACCACTCACAACCGAGATCTGCTCACAGTCCTCGTGGATGGCCGGGTAAATAGCATGGTTTATTTTGCACCGGGATCAGAAGGCGCGAAACGCCGAGACGAGGCGTACCAGAAGCAACTGGACACACCTCTTAGTGAGATGATGGACCGCAGGTGGGGTGTCACTCAGAAAGAGGTGGACGACATACGGGCTGGGTCCAAGACTGGACCGATGACCGACAAGGAGGTCGTTGCGGTGTTGGTGTCAAGGATGCCGCAGATCCAGTCGTTTATGCCCCAACAGCCCCAACAGCCCCAGCAGCCCCAGCAGCCGACCCCGCCATCACCCGAGGAGCCTGTCATAGGTCTGCCTGACGGAGGCCAGCCGGGCAGCCAACCTGGGGAGGATGAAGCCGGTCCAGATCAGGTGTCCATCGACCAAGAATTCTGGAGAACAAAACTTGAGGGACCCAATATCCCGCGTCCCAGCCAGCCTCCGAAAAGAGGCCCAGGACGCCCCCCCTTCCCTGGGTTTCCTCGCCCCCCCTTCCCTGGGTTTCCATCTCCCTCGCCTCCACCACAGCAAGAAAGGGATCCAGTCAGGGATGAGATAGATAGGGATAAGTGGGTACAGGAAAATGAAGAGTCTGGCAGGTCCCAGGAAGCCCAGCAGTATTACCTAGCCCGCGACTTCAAGGAGAAACATGGCCGGTGGCCAGAGGATTACACTCAACCTAAAGATGCGTTTGTCACCGTCTGGGACAGACTGAAACCAATAGGTCAGGCTACTGCCTATACCCCGCTCCAGGCCAAGTTCAAAGCGCAGACAGGGTTGGACCCTCTGGACCAGCGTAACAAGGCGGGCTGGGAGTCCTACAAGAGTGACCCAGATGCGTATAACCAGTCGGGTTATGACAAGTGGAGAGACGAGAATGTTCCTGGATGGAGGGACAAGCTCACCCCTGCCCCCGGCAGTCCGCAGCCTCAGCAACCCATTAAGTCGTGGGACGACTTGTCGCCAGAGGAGCAGGACCAACGTCGCAAAGAAGCACAGAGTCAGAAAGAGGGGGCCAGCCAGGGTCAGGGACCAGCGACAGGGCCGCTGCCCCAGCAGCCTGACAACCCTAGTGAGGAGTATAAGGGTCAGGAAAATCTAAAATTCAAAAACTCCCAGGCCATGAAGGGCTGGCAGTCCAGCCTTGAACGGTTACAGAATCTTAGGAATGTCCCCGAGAGCAGCAGGTTGGCTGCTGGCGGTAAGAGTGATGACCAGCTCGATACGGAAATGCTCCAGCTACGGGTGCAGATACAGAACACACAGAAGTTTCTGGACAAGATGCCTGCGTCGTCTGTAGACCCAGCCCCAGCCCCAGCCCCAGCCCCAGCCCCAGCTACCCCAGCCCCACTTCAGCAGCAGCCTCCACCGGGACTGACGCACGACGAATGGAGGGCGATGGACCCCGACCAGCTTGGCGGTGGCCAGCAAAGCATGATGGATCTTTGGGGTGGTGGTGGCCAGCAGGCCCCGACCCAGCAGTGGGGTGGCCAGCAGGGATGGCAGAGACAGGAGCAGGGGCAGTCTTTTCAGGACCCGATTACTGGACGAGTCTTGGACAGAAGGACAGGACAACCTGTCCAGCAGGGCCTGCCTACAGGGCTGACAAAATGGTCTGATATTCCTGAGTACATCAGGAATAGTCCGGAGATGCAGCGAGACATGAGCAGGGGTGGGTGGTCGCCAAACGAGAGCACGTCAGTAAACCTGACACAGTTCATGGCCAGAAACCCCAATGTTGCTCCTCCACAACAGCAGCAGCAACCGAGTGGGTGGCAAGACCAGGGCGGTTGGCAGGGATGGGGTGGAGGACAGCCAAGTCTGGTGGATCTATGGGGTGGCATGCAACCCGGTGGCGGTGGTCAAGGCGGCGGAGGCATGGGCAATATGTTCCCCGGACTTCAACAGCCGCTACGCGATCAGTCCCTGGATTTGCCCGGATGGGCTACGTTGCCTGACTCAGGCTTCCCGGCACAGCCCGGCCCAACAGAACCACAGCCCGGTTACGGCACCCCCGGACAGAACATTCCCGGTGCTGGCGTGATCCCCGGACTGCCACCTGTGGCCCCGATTCCAGGAGCAGCGCCGGAGCTAGGTGAGTACGGTCAGGAGATTGCCGAGACGGCCAACGCGAAGTTGCAGCAGGCTCCGCAAAGTGGTGTTCCGTCAGGTTCACCAGTTGTGTATCCTAACAGCCAGGCTATTGCTCCAACCACTCGGCAAGGCGGCGGCGGTCGCCGTGGAGGCGGATCAACAAACTTCTCGTATGGCCTACGGGTCGGGTAAGATCAGTGTAGGAGAAAGATCAATGACAAGTCCACAGCAGCAGGTTATCAGGGGTCCGTCCACCACCACCAACATGGCCCCTCCGCAGGTTCAGAGAACCTTTACGCCTCCAGGGTCGATCAACCCCATGGGCAGCGCGGGTCCGGCTGGAGCCATGGGAGGACCCGCTGGGTTCCAGGGCGGCGGAAACATGGCCGGGATGCTTGGTGGCCTGCCAGGCTGGACAGGCTCATCGGGTGGTGGATACAGCTTCAACCCGATCACCGGCCAGTTCGAGATGCGGGAAGGGGATGACACTGGGGCCTATGGCCACCAGATGAATGCCATCTCCGCTATTCTGAACCAGATGATGGGGACGGGAGCGCAGAACTACGGGACACAGGCCGGGTTCCTTGGCAACCTCTACAACACGGCGATGTCTCCCGTGCTGGCTGAGATCGCCCAGACGCCTGCCCTACTGGCCCAGCAGAGGTTCGACAAATCCTTCCCGGCTGTGTTCGGTTCCATGGGTGACTACTTCAAAGGAAGCGCGGGCTTCGGGAACCCCGGGATGGAAACTCCGCAGTGGGAGCAGACCCAGCACCAGTTCCCCGACAGGCCACAGGCCCCGACATTGCCATCGTCCCCTTTTCAGGGTCTCCCGGGAATGATGTAGCCTCGAATACCGGGGGGCTTTCAAGACCGGGGATTCCCGGCACAGAGGTTTTTGAAGATTCGTTGTTCCGTCACCTGTCTCCCACGGCTGAGAGGCGTGAGGGGCAGCGTCTGCGTGGTTCCATCTCCGGCGACTTCGCCAAGGCGAATCAAAACCTCTCGCAGTCCCAGGCTCGCAGAGGGATACAGGGACAGCCCAGCAATCTGATGTCGTTGGCCCATGCAGGGGCACAACAGAGGGCATCGCAAGACGTATCTAACTCCTACAGCGGCGCTAGGTCGCAGGCGATCCAGAAGGGCATCGAAGCCTCGCTGACTGGACGCGGCCAGTCGTTGGGGTGGCTCGGACAGGTGGTATAGCATGGCAGATCCTCGGTTAAGGAAACTCCTGCTGCGTTTGGCAGAGAAGGGCGACAAGAAAGCCCGTCGCGAACTGATGGAGATGGAGGCAGCGGAGAGAGCCTCTGCCCCTGCACATATCCAGAGTTCGCGAAAGAGGGCGGCCGCCGAAAGGGCTGCCATAGCACGCAACGACAACAACCAGAAGGCTCCTCCCAAGAGGAAGGCTCGTCCCACACTAGAGGAAACGATTGGACCAGACGACCCACCTGCCCCTCCGCTACCACGTCGCGAGCCAACGAGTGAAGACATAATCAGGGAAGCAAGACAGAATGTGTCTCATGACCCGGTTGGTGCTGGACGGACACTTAGACGCCCGGAACTTCTGACCAGTGACCAAGTGGAAGCAGAGTGGAGGGCGAGGAATCCTGACCCCCGAGCGTTAGACAGGTTCTCGTTTGGCCCCGACCTCCCGACCCCAGGCTCAGGTCTCATGGACGATCTTGTGGGGTTTCCAGGAGAGTGGTCCGGGGAGAGGCTCCGTGAGCAAGCGTCGGCAGACGATAGTGTCCGCCGGATAAATGAGGCAAACCAGATTATTGAGAAAGGGCCGGATCAGCGTGAGAAACTTGCCGAGGACGCTCGTGATGCCAGGATGGCCCTGACAAAGGGTCACCACCAGCAGAATATCAGGACGCTGGCGGAGCGTGGGGCGGAGCAGGACCCGGCTCGTGCTAGAGAGATTATGAATCTCGAATCGGAACGCCTGGGTCTTCCTCGTCTTCGCACCTCTGAAGAACGCAAGATAGCACATGGGACCTACGGCCCTAGTGACCCGACAGGTCTGGAGGGTCGGATGCTGGGCCTCGCTCCTGAGGAGCCGGAACCCAGGCGGTTGACGGCTAGGGAGAGGTCTCAGCTTGGTCAGGGTGTAGCTGATGAAAAACTAATTGATCACGCGATTGCCACGGGTCAGTTTGACCGAAGCAATCTTGGCTTTGCCAAGCTTGGAACAGAGAGTCCTACCGGGGTCAGGTATCAGGAGAGCCGGGACATTCCCGGCGCTACCAGGGTTGTCGGCAGGCGGCAGGGTCAGTTGGAAGACCTTCTGTCAGAGGCGGGGGTCCGTGAGTCCGAGGGGGACATGGAGGGGGCGGGATCTCTTCGGGCCAAGGCGGAAGGAATCCGTAGTGCCCAGGCAGCCGACAGTGAACGGCAGCGGTCCAACACGCGACGTTCCAGAAACGCACGCAGCCTGGCGCAGTCACTGGAAGGCAGGGAGAGGCTACGTCCCGGTGGCATAGAGATCAGTGGGCCTGAGCAGGGACTAATAGACGACATGACGCCTGCGCAGCGAGACCGGATAACTGTTCGCAGGGCACGGGGTGGTGCTCGTGGTCTCCGGGATGCGGACCAACGAGAGGCGCGTAGGCAGGCATGGAACGCTGAAGCTCTCCGCAGGGACCCCAGCCTGGAGGACAGCCTCGGAGGCCGAGGACTCGACAGTGCCAAGCATAGTCTTGAGATCAGGAAACTTGATGCGTCAATAGACCAGGCTCGTCGGCAGGCCGCTGCCGCAGAACGTAGGGGGAATAGGGAAGAAGCCGCTGCGAGTAGGCGTCATGAGGAAAGGCTTCTAACGCAAAAACAGCAGCACGAGGAGACCATTACTGCCAGGTCAAGCTCGGATGCTGCGAAAGAAAGGCAACACAAAGACATTATTAGGGAGAAGGGAGAAGACAGAAGCCTGCAAAGAGACCTTAGTCCTAAGCCGAAGACTCCGGAGCAAGAGCAGGAAATCAGAGACGAAGAAACTAGAACTGCGACAGCCGGTCAAGATTACCAGGTGCATGTCGAAAGGGCCAAGGGTGGCCAAGGCGTCAATCCCAGGCAGCAGGCGGAGTCCGCAGAATATATCGAAAACCGAAACGCGGGGGAGACGTTTACTGATTTCCAGCGCCGGATGGACGCAGCACCTGGCGCTGCTGCTCCCGGAAACAGGGGGGGCCTAAGCAGGGAGCACAGTCTGCCTAGCCATGCTAACACTCGGTCCCCAATGAGCACCTCGGGACAACCTGCGATGTGGAAAGAAGACGATGTTGACTACATGGCGCAACAGGGAAATTTACTGGACAGGCAACTTATCGTTGACGTGAAGGCAAATCGTCCCGATGGGTCAGAAGGTCTTGACAGCCTGCTGCTAAGGGATCTGCACAGCTTGTCGTGGCGCACAAGGAAGGGCCTTGATTCGGACACAAGTTGGAATCCTTTAGACTGGGGTGGAATAAGCCACGAAAAGAATTTGTCGTATGGCGACAACCTGGAATTCGCAGACGCAGACGACTGGGCTGCGTGGGTGGTGAAACAGCCTAAATACCGTGGTCGGCTCACCTACGGAATGGCAAGGGAATTCTACGCACAAGAGTCTCCTGACGGATCCTCCGAGCCGTATGACTGGCACGAAGGGTTTTACCAGGCAGACCCAGGCATGCCGGATACACTGACTATTGGAATTCCTGGTACTCCTTTTGAAACGCATCCGAGCATGTGGGGCGGAGGAGAGCTGGGGACATGGGTTCCTGAGCTGGAGCAGTATCGTCTGGAGAACTGATCAGTCATGCCGCTTCCAAGACTGCCCCCGCTCGCCAGTCTGGCTCCTCTTGGTGGACGAAGTGCCAGACACCTGAACCGTGATCTCACTCCCCAAGAGGAGGAGGAGGTCAACAGGTCACTGGTGCAGCGTGGCATCAGTGGGCTGACAGGTGCAGCGAACATACTGGACATTCCGGGGTCCATGGTTCGTGACGTCCTTCATGCTGAGAACCCCTTTGACCAGCTACTGCCGTGGAACTGGACCAGCCAGGAGGGCAGGACACGCGGCCAGGAGCTGGTCGGATTTGGCAGGGACGAATCCGGATGGACGCCGGGGCTGACTGGCTTCGCAGCCGAGGTTCTGCTTGACCCGCTAACCTACCTGACCCTTGGTGCATCAGCAGCCACCAAGGCGGGCAAGGTGGTGAAGCACATGGGCAAGTGGGACGATCTGGCAAAGGTCGCCACCAGGAAATCATTGGCCGGAATGGATGAGGCGGCTATGGAGGCAGCAGCGTGGACAGCGAGAGATGCTGCTGAGAAAGGTGGCAAGACTGTCTCGGAAGCATTTGATGACGTCACCCGTGTCGGTGCCAGCCAGGCACGCAGCGAGGTGACTCCTTTTGACATGATCAAGTATTCCGACGAGATGATGGACGCCGGTTCGGACGTGGCGAGACAGGCGGACGTCGCGATTGGGCAGCGTCATCTGTTCTCGGAAGCCGCCACCGACGTAGGGCAGAAACTTGACGACATCCTGTTCGAGCCAGTAGGCAGCTTCGCCCGGTGGAAGGCTCCCGGTCTACCCGGCCTGCACATGGGTGCTCCAACCATACCGTTTACAGGGAAGAGGGCTGACGCGGCGTTGGATGCGGTCGGCCATCACCTGAAATACAAGACGGCTGGTGGCCGGGCTGTGAGCAGACTGTTCAGGCCCAGCGTGATGGACACGACAACGGAAGCCGGACAGAAAACCGCTCAGGCACTGTATGACAAGAAGATCCAGGCAGAGGCGCTCGGCAGGGAAGCCGGTAGTGAGATGGAGACGGTGCTTGGCAGGAACCTGGAAGACCTTGAGCGGGTTCATAATTTTGAACGTCCTCTCCATGAGGTCAGGGCAGGGCTGGATGAGGGCTTGCCCATCGAGGGTGACTGGGTGTCAGGCATCGACCTTCCCGTCAACGCCAAGGTCCTGAAGATCGAGGACACTGGCCAGGCATGGGTCAGGTACACCGACCCTGATACTGGCAAGTTGGTGACCAAGGGCTATGGCAAGGACGCCCTGAAAACTCTCAAGAGGGACACCGACAAGGCGTTGATGTCGCACCCGGACGTGGTCACAGCGACATACAAGCTGATGGAAATGCCCAGTGATTTGCTGCGGACGAAAGGCGTCAGCGATGAAACTTTCCACATGGTGGAAAGCGTCCGCAGAACTCTCGGCTCAATGAAGGGTGAGGCGGACGAGTGGGGCGCTAACTTCATGGAGCTGTACGGTCCTGAATACGCCCTCCATGCAGCGCGTAGAACAGAGGCCGAGAAGGCTCTGGCAGAAGCCATGGAACTGCCGGGAGTGATTCGGGATCACGCCGGGACGAGAGAAGGGTTGTTGCCTTTTGACGAGGAGGGGTTGATCAAGTGGCAGGCCATTGAGGATGCCAAGCGAGCCTTGAAGGAGATACCTGACGAGTTCGTGCCTCCTGAAAACTACTTTGCCAGGCTGGCTGCTCGGGAAGGCGCTGAGTCTGCTGGCAGTCGTGGCCCCCTGTATGCGACGGACCCACACTTAGCAGGGAGAGAGGCATCCACGCGAGGGTTCACCGAGTCTGGCACAGGTGCAGTCAGGGAGATGACGCAGGACCCACGCCTGTCCCATCTCCTTGAGACTGGCAACATGAAGGGCGCGGCACAGCATCTGGGTGATCGCTGGGGCCATCTGGCTGACGAGATGTTTGAGGACACTAAGTCCCTCACATACCTGACTGATCCGGCGACGGGACAGAAGATCGTTGACGTAGCGACTGGGGCCACCCAGGCAAACAGGTGGGAGGCGCTGGCGAAATGGCTGAAGGGGATGGACCCGGACGCGATACAGGCTGGCATCTATGTTGACCCGGTCAGCGCCCTGACCCGGCGTGTCAGTACGTTCAACGACTACATCGAGAGCACCAAGGCAGCCGTCAGGACCCTCGCCGCCAAGGCTACCCCGGTAAGAAGCGAGGGGAGCAAGACGGTTAGCGAGCTGGTTGCTGGTCTGAATCTGAAGTCTACCCGGTTCGTCTCAGAGACAGGGGAAGGTGCTGAGGTTTACCAGAAGATAGCCAAGCTGATGGGCAGGCACGTCGATGACCCGGAGGAAATGAAGACGGTCATCGGGGAAATAGCAGGGATGCACATCCCCGCAGGCATGGCGGACGATCTCACCCGGTTCCACCAGTCGTTCAGGAGTCCCGAGGTCGTTAGCGAGATTGCCAAGCAGTTTGATAGTGCTACCAATATGATAAAGGGGATGCTGACCGCACCGTGGCTGGCGTTCCATACACGCAACGGCGTCTCCGGACAGATCAGAAACTGGGTGGCTGGCCTGGTGGACATGGACCGTATGGGGCCAGCATTACTAACGGCGAGGAGCGTTGCCAAGGGCGGGGTGATGGATGGCGCATCCAATCTTCCCGCTGTGCGGAGGATGCACGCGGACAGGGTTGTGAGGGGAGTGGAAACCAGAGCCTTGAACGACGAGGTGGCCACAGACCTGGTCCGCGAGATGTATTACATCCAGTCTCCCAAGCGTCAGATGGGCGAGGTGTTCGAGCGGGCTGGTGCTGTCTCGAACGTAGACGATGTGACTGGCGAGTTGTTGACGGAAGGGGTTGGCGGCAGATACGTCGGTGGCGTTGGTGGACCGGAGTCGGCTCTCAGGGACACTCCTGCGACGATTTCCGAAACTATCGCGACGTGGTTCGGTCGCGGCAACAGGGTTCCGGAAGCCAGTAGTCCCCTGAATGTCAGGTCCATGCTGACGGAGCAGCGTGGTGTCAGCGGCAGGGCTGTGTCCGGGTACGGTCCATCGGCTGCTGGTGAAATGCTGGGCCAGTACGTTGAGGATCTGAACCGACTGACCCCGTTCATCGAGTCGTTGCGGCGTGGCATTGACCCGGCGGCAGCCATGAAGCGGATCAATGCAGCGCAGGTGGACTACTCGTCCAAGGCGTACACGTCGTTCGAGAGGAATGCGGCACAGAGGCTGTTCCCCTTCTACAAGTTCTCCAGCAGGCAGATGCCCTTCGTAATCAAGGAGCTGGCGGAACGACCCGGCGGACGGCTGGCGAAGGTGATGCGTGGCACCCGGAGTCTGAAGGGTGACCAGACACGTCCTCTCCCAGAGCACCTACAACAGACCATGGCTGTTGAGCTGCCGGAAATGATGCAGGGACCGGAAGGTGATCCCAGGTACCTGACAACCCTGGACCTGATGTCCATGGACCCGTTCACCTTCATGCCTACCACGGGCGGAGATGTCCTCACGGACCCCTTGATGGAGATGGCATCACGTCTTAATCCCATGCTCAAGTTCCCGCTTGAGGCACTCTCGGGACAGACGTTCTTCCAGAAGGGTCCGATGGGAGGACGTCCTCTGACTGACCTCGACCCGACCATGGGCAGGACGTTGTCTAACATCAGTGACCTGATGACGGGCGAGAGTACTGGGAGGGTTGAGCCTCTGGGCAGCCAGACCTTCGAGCACCTGATGCTCAACAGTCCCTTCTCCAGGTTCCTGACGACAGCAAGAACGCTGACCGACCCACGGAAGGGTGTGCTTGGCACGGCTGCGAACCTGGGCACAGGCTTCCGGGTGAGCGATATTCCTCCCAGGACGCAGGAGGCTTTGCTTCGAGAGGCTGCTGAGGAATCCATCCTAGAGATACCGGGCGGCAAAACATTCAGGAACGTCTACCTGCCAGAGGAAGTGATTGCTACAATGGCCCCGGGTGAGAGGGAGCACGCGGAGCGTCTCATGAACCTGAAGCGTATGCTTGCCAAGCGAGCCAGGGAGCGGGCCGAGGAGGCTCGCAGAGCACAATACTAAGAATGAGGTGATGACATGGCCAAGAAAAAGAGTGGCGGTTACTCCGAATCCAGTGCATCCAAGCCGAAGTTCGGCAAGTACGTCAAGAACGTCAAGGGCAAGGCCGAGATGGGCAAAAAGAGCGGCAAGAAGAAGTCCAGCGGCTACTAGGGCGCAGTGTCCGGCGAACCATGCCATCGTGTGAGTTGTGTGCCCCACGATGGACACAACCCTGGTCTAGCCAGCCGGGGTTGTGTCGTTTGGGTAGTTGACTTTTCGCCTACGACATTATACAACACGTCTAATGACAAGAGAACACACTAATAGCCAAAAACGGTTTGGCAAAAGGCTCCGCTCGCACAGGGTGCGAATCGGACTGAGTGTTGTTGAAGCCGCATACAAGGCCGACCTCCACGGCGACTCCTGGTACAAGTACGAACGTGGAGAGCGTTGGCCCTCAATCCCGGCGTTGCAGAGAATTGCGACAGCCGTCGAGATACGTCCCGCCGATCTTCTGGATTGAATTTTATTTTTCAATTTCGGAAATGTTTTAGACCGTCGGTCTTGACGACTCGAATTGGCGCGGCTATAAATAAATTGCGGGCATGGAAATTTCGCGGGGCCTGAGCCTCGTGCCACTTTTTTTGAGGCACACGACATGGCATGGACTGAAGAACGCAGAAAAGCCCACTCTCGAAAATTGAGGGCGGCGTGGCGTAAGAAGCGGGCGAAGGGCAAGGCGGAGTCTACGATTGACGTAAACGTGGTACTCAACAGGCTTGCCAAGACGAGTGAGTATGTCCACATGATGGGCGGTACCGAGGCTGCACAGGCAGCACTCGAAACCTACGGCCGTCTCGGTGGTGACATGCGTACAGCGCATGCACTGATGCGTCGGGTGGTCAAGTTCTCTAGCAGTAACGGACTCAAGGAGGGCAGCCATGCTAGTTCTGACGGTGCGTGAGGAGGGTCGTGTGAACCTGACCGATGAGCAGGGTCGGGTATCCACGGTGATCCTGATACGGACCTTCGACGGCAAGGCCAAGCTGGGGTTCGACTTCCCTGAGGATGTTTCAATCCTGCGAGGAGAGGTCGCTGCCAAAATGCAACATGGTGAGCAACAAGCGAGGTAGCGATGACTGAAGCGGTTGATGTGTTTGAGTTGCTCAGGGAGCCGTTCCCGGAGCAGGACATTGGGTGGCGTGTTGGCAAGAGTGGTGCTAAGGATGGTGTGCCATGGGCAATGTGCCTGGCATACATCACCAACAGGGCTATCCAAACCAGACTGGATTCCGTCGTGGGGCCAGAGAACTGGTACAACCGCTTTCGGAAGGGGCCACAGGGCGGAGTGCTCTGTGGCCTCTCTCTCCGAGTGGAGGGTGAGTGGATATCCAAGTGGGACGGCGCAGAGAACACTGAGTTCGAGTCAGTGAAGGGCGGACTTTCGGATTCCATGAAGCGTGCGGCTGTCCTCTGGGGTGTCGGTAGGTATCTATACAGCCTTGACACCAACTTTGCCGAGTGCCGTACTGGGCAGAAGCCTGGGGATGGATGGTTCAAGGCGAAGGGTAAGAACTCAGGCTCCCAGACAGGGGACGTCTGGTTCTGGTGGCATCCACCAGCCTTGCCAGCTTGGGCCGTGCCCTCTGGGCAAAACGTGTCGGGGGTTACGACACCGGAAACGGAAGTTGTGACAGTTGTGGAAGACGCGGAAGATGAGGTCGGTGAGTTCATGTCTGCCTTGGAGGAAGAACCTCTGGCCACTCCAGACGAGTGGGTCAAGCAGCTAGAGATCATCCTTCAGCATGACATTGGTTGCACGGACTCACAGTCTGCTAACTCGGTAGTCTTCTGGGCAAGCAACGGAACGGTTTCCACTGTGGACGAGGCACGTCGTGACTGTGCAGAGGACGTGGTGGTGGAGCTGATACGTCGCCACTCAGCGGGTGCTGACTACCCGACGATGATGGTCTCTGCAACAGAATACATAGCAGGATAAGGGGGCAAGGACTGGCTATGGCGTCTAAACTCTACGAGCTGGCGGAGGCTTTCGAGGACATCCTTTCTAAGCTGGACAACCTGGAGGATGACGACGATCCGCAGGAGATTGCCGTACACCTTGAGACGATACAGACTGACATCAAGATCAAGGTCGAAGGCTGTCTGAAGATTCACGCTGAATACATGGCAGACAGTCGCAGGTGCAAGGAGGAGGCTGACCGTCTCAAGAAGCTGGCCGCCTCAGCCAAGCGCAAGGCTGACTGGATGAAGGATTACGTCTACGACAACATGACTCGGCTTGGCATTGAACACATGATGGCTGGCGTCTTTGACGCTAGGGTTTCCAAGGGTCCGCCAAGCGTTGAGATTGTTACGCCCAAGGATATACCTGAGGAATATTTCAACACGCCTGCGCCAGTGCTGGACAAGAGAAGGGTTCTCGACGCCCTCAAAGAGGAACGCGATGTTCCTGGCACGGAGATCAGGCAGACCACACATCTAAGGATACGATGATGAAGCTAGACGAGGGGTCGATTGCACAGAACGACATGGTAATTCGCAAGATCAGGAGGGAGGAACTCCAGTCACTCGTGGACGAGTACGGTACGGTGTCCGCGTCGGTCATGTCAGGTTTCATCAGGTGTGGTGAGATACTGACAGAGATCAGCACCAAGAAGCTCTACGAGTCTTGCGGCTGCAAGTCGATGGGAGTCTTCCTCAAGGAACAGTGGGGCATGGAGCATAGGCGTGCGAACCAGTTGATGGCCGCGTCTGACGCATACTCCAAGCTCAACATGGGCCAGTTGTCCTTCCTGCCACAAAACGAGGGGCAGATGCGTGAACTGCTCAAGGTCCCAGCCGTCAAGCGGGACAAGGTGTGGGCTGAGGTTGTCGAGAACGCTCCCGATGCACCTGGTGGTAGCAAGAAGGTGACGGCCTCTGCTGTAACCAAGGTGGTCAAGAAGTATCTCAAGGCTCCGCCGAAGAAGAAGGTGGTCAAGGGTGCGGTGGATGAGCTTGGTCACAAAGTGCCGGAACACCTTCTGGAAACTCAGGGTTCAGTTGCGAACCTGCGGCGTGTAGTGTTCAGCCTGGGCAGCGTCATGGCTGAGGTCAGGGGAATGGCGGGTAAGCCGGGTGGTGAGTGCATCGACCTGTCAGAGTTCGAGCGTGCCATGAAGCAGGCTCAGGAAGAAATCACTCACGGCATGTACTACACCGAGTGCCCACATGGTGTCGGTGCAGAGTCCTGTGCCAACGACTGTGACCTGTGCAACGGCTGTGGCTGGATTGTCAGAGGGACCTACAACCGACTTAGTGATGAGGACAGGGAGTGTCTCAACTAGGACTGTTTGATTCTGTCGTTGTGGAACCGCCATCCGTATCCGGAGCATTCCGGCTGCGTCCATACCAACAGGAAGCGGTTGATGCCATCTTCGATGAGTGGACTCGCTCTCCAAGTACCCTGCTGGTGATGGCGACGGGGTTGGGAAAAACGGTGATCTTTTCAGAGGTTGTCCGTAGGTGGGAGCAGGGTACTGGGCGAGTCCTCATCTTGGCACACCGTAAGGAACTGGTTGACCAGGCACGGGACAAGACCGGGTTGCATACAGGCTCCGTACCCAACGTAGAGATGGGTGAACGGCGAGCCAGTCGTCACGGCCTGATGGCTAAGAGCAACGCTGTGATAGCATCGGTCCAGACTCTTGCACGCAAGGCTAGGCGGGAGCGGTTTGATCCTTCCGAGTTCGACTGCATCATAGTTGACGAGGCACACCACGCACCTAGTAACAGCTACCAGAAGGTTATCGAATACTTCAGTCAGGGTAGTGACACGAAGTTACTAGGTGTAACGGCTACCCCCAACAGGCACGACAAGCGTGGCCTTGGTGCTACCTTTGGTACTGTCGCCTACCAGATGGACATACGGCAGGGGATCAGTGAGGGGTGGCTGGTTGACATCGAGCAACGGTACGTCGTCATCGAGTCACTCGACTTCAGCAAGGTCCGTACCAAGTCTGGCGACTTCAACGAACAGGACTTGGCCGCTGCCATGGGCATGGGTGCTGGAGAACTTCACCTGCTACAGAAGCAGGAGAAGATGCTTCACGCCATCGCTGACCCCACGGTGAAGGAGGCTAACGGCAGGCCGACCCTAGTGTTCGCAGTGAACAAGCACCACGCACGCAGGCTTACCGACGTGCTGAACAGGCATGACGGGGTGACAGCACAGTGCATACTGGCCGAGACGCGGGACGACGACCGCAAGCGTGCGGTGAGAGACTTCCAGCAAGGTCGCTTGCAGATGCTAGTGGGTGTTGGTGTCTTCACCGAAGGCTTCGACGCACCCGCCTGTGCGGTGATTGCCATGGCCCGACCCACGAAGTCTCTGTCACTTTATTGCCAGTGCATCGGGCGTGGGACGAGGACCCTGGCTGGGGTTGTGGACCCCATACCCCATGCCGCCGACAGGGTGAAGGCAATCGCTGATAGTGCTAAGCCCAGGGTTACGGTGCTTGATTTCGTGGGCAACTCCGGCAGGCACAAGCTCGTGTCATCAGCCAACGTGCTTGGCAGCAGCTACAGTGACGAGGTGATCGCTGAGGCCGTCAAGACCATGCGGAAGAAGAAGAAGCCTTCCACCACGGCAGATTCTCTCGAAGAAGCACGGTTGCGACTTGAGAAGCTGGCGGAGGATAGGCGTTCGGAACGTGCCAAGCGTGCCAAGATAAGGGCTACGGCACGCTACTCGACGGATTGGGTTGACCCATTCGGGGATCAGTCACGGGCTATCAGGCACATGGGGAAGTTGGTAGGCGGAGCCAGTGACAAACAGGTGTCCTACATGCTTGACCTTGGGGTGGACAGGCAGCTTGCCGTCCAGTGTAGCAAGGCTCAGGCAGGCGCGATCATCAGCAAGCTGAAGACTCAGTCTGGATCAGAGTTCGTTATGCGGTTCGGCAAGTACCGTGGCATGAAGATCAAGGACATGCCTTCCCAGTACCTTGAGTGGGCGCAGGACGCCATAAGCAACGAGGAGTTCCAGCACCACCTCGGGGTACACTCGGGTTCACCAGACCAGTGATCGCTGGTATAATGGGCCACCCGAAGACAGTATTCTGAGGGGTTTAGACATGGACAGGGTTCGCGTAGTGCTACCGTTGCCACCAGGGGAATGTTCCCCTAACGCAAGGGTGCATTACATGCAGAAGGCGTCTGCCGTCAGAGGATACCGCTCCCTGTCCGGGGAGATGGGCAGGATGGTTGCTCCAGATGAACCTTGGTCCGCAGCCATGGTGCGCATAGAATTCTTCCACAAAGATAAGCGTCGTCGTGATCCTGACAACGGGTTGTGAAGCCTCAAATCAGCCATCGACGGTCTTGTCGATGCGGGAATACTCAGCGACGACAACAAGGTTACCTACTTGCCTGTTGAGTTCAGCGTCAGCAAGACTGATCCGAGGGTTGTGCTAACCGTGGAGAAAGTCTCATGCTCAACAGAATCAAAAGGCTCTGGCCAATAGCCTTGGTAATAATCGGAACGTCAGCAGACAGTTACTTCTGCGTGCAGGATGCAGAGTTTCTGCGTGACGTGGAACTGAACCCACTCTGCGTTGCAATCATAGATCTTGCAGGCGTCGAGGGGCTGGTTGCAACAAAGGCTGCCGGTCTTGGTGTCGCGTTGACCGCGATGTTTGAGATCGAACGTCGCAATATCAAGGGCTGGAGGGTCGTGTGGCTAGCAGTCGGTCTGATTCAGGCTGGCGTTTGCCTCGCGTATTTCCGATAAAACCGTACCGTAACACACGCAAGGAAACGTACAATGAAGATGCTAGAGCCAAGTAAGCTCACCGACATCGAGCTTATCGACGTTGTACCAGCAGAGGCCCCGACGTTTATCTCAGCTTGTATCGACTCGGCCAAGTTTGAAGGTCGTTCGGTGACGAAGAATGAATTGTGGGAACTCAACTGCTGGGCAGAAGACTTTATCACAGACCTGGCACAAGAGAGCGTGTGGAAGACTTCGTGAAAAAAAAGTGGAGAATTTCGTCGCCCAAACCCCTGTCGTGGCGGTCACTTTTGGACGACGTTACTCACCAGGTCCCTGGCGAGTTGCGTCATCACGCCGTCTGTTATAAAAAATCAGCGAGCCGTCCGTGGCTCGCCTGTCCCAGACCGTGAGATCCCTCTGATGTCTGGGAGTGCATCCATTGTAGCAAGGAGTTATCATGCCACGCGACACAGAACACCCCATCTGGTCAATCGTCCGGCTGATCGTAGTGTTCGCCGGGATCACGATCTTTCTCTACCTCAACTCCAATGCCTTTGACGAGACAGAGGTCAAGACCATCGTCGAACTTATGCTTCTGGCCGGGGGATTCGAGGTCGTCAAACGGAAACTTGCGAACGGAAAGGACAAGAGTTGACACACGGTCTAGGGTAGTACTAGACTGTGGGTCATGGTGGTACGGAAACGGAAAACCTTGGCAGCACTGGCTATCTGCGTGGCTTTGGCCACTGCCGAAACCCCCTGGTGCCTGGCTGGGGTAAGGGCAGAGAACGCCAGTGTTCGGGTGGCTGGTTGTTCCGGCACGATTGTCCGCGTGGGTGACGCGACGGTCGGACTCAGCGTGGCACACGGTGGAGCAGAGGTCGGAAAGACCGTCGATGTCTATGACCGACATGGCACACAGTACGCAGCCAAGTGGGTCCGCGTTGACAAGCATCTCGACATGGCGTTGTTCGTGGTGACAGATCCGTCACCCAAAGTTACAAATTTGTCGTCGGCTCCTGGGGGGGTTGGGTCGTCGTTACCCCGGAAAGAGGTGTCCGTCAGGGCTTACGGGTTCCGGGCGGGTAAGACGCTTCGTCCCAAGATTTTTAGCTATCTCGGGACCACCACTCCCAGCAACCTCAAGGTTCTCCGTGCCCACTACTCCGTGAAGGAGGGGAAGTTCGGGAACGGTGACAGTGGTGGCGGGGTATTCAACAAGGCCGGTGAACTGGTGGGTGTCATCTCCCATGGTAGCGACAAGGACACGGAGGCATACGCCTCCACACCAAGCCAACTGGCCAAGTTCCTGAAAGGTTACGACCGTCCAGACAGGCTGGGCAGCGACAACAAGATGGCTGAGGCTATCGAGAGGCTTGAGAAAACTGTCGAGGCCATGCAGGCACGCATCGCCGTGCTCGAAGGGCTGCCGGGCACCAGGGTTAAGGGCGACGTAACACCTGAGCTGGATTTTCTCAAACTTTTTGAGCTGAACAAAGATAAGCTGGTCGGGCCTGCTGGTCCGGCTGGAAAAGGCGGCAAGGATGGAGCCGATGCCAACACGACTGACATCACTAGACGGCTGTCTCATCTTGAAGATTGGACATCCAGCTTCAAGGCGCGGGTACGCCTGCGTCTGGTTCCACGGGAGACTAAGTAATGGCCGAAGGAAATGTGAACCTGCAAGAGTTGTTGACGGCAGCAAGTGGCGAACGTCTGGCACGCCAGTCGGACGCCAGTACGAACTTCATGGCGATCCTTGATCGCGTGATGCTCAAGCTGCACGCCGAGACTGATCCGGTACAGGCAGCAGCCATCCGGCAGATCATGCACCGTGAAGCACCCATCAACGCCGGTTAGTCTGCCCTAGACTGTTTTGCCAGGCAGGGGTTAGGGCATGGATGATGAGTTGCGTGTGGAGGCAGAGCGGTTAGTCGATCTTGACGACCGTGGTCTTTTGATCGAAGCGGTGACGGCATGCCTGCGCGTCGGTGAGCAGAGCAGTCGCACGATGGAAAGCCTCCACGCGCTGGATATGGCCATGGTGGACTGGGTGAGAGGAGACACCAATGACGGAGAGCAGCCCACCACACCACGACTGCATAGCGGAAGTGACGAAGACGGCATCATCAGCACGCGAAGCTCGGTCGCTGCTGTCGAATCTTTGGACACATGACGTTGAACACCGACTGAAGATAAGAAGGAAGTCGGAAGCGATGGCCATGGGTCTGGGAGATATAGACGTGGGAACATATCCATCTCATCCAGCCAGCAACACCGTCGTTCATAACAACGGCGGCCTGCTCAAGGGCGCACTGTTGGCCGCAAGTTT